CGGGTCGAGAACAGCCTTGAGAGCGTCCTGAGTCTCGCGGATGGCTTCCGCGTCGGACATGCCCTTCATGGTGTAGAAGAGGTTGACCTCGGCGACGAGCATGTCGTTGAGCGGGTACGATGCGAACTGCACCTTACCGTGCGTGATCAGGTTCTGCACCCAGCCTGCCGGGACGGTGTTCATGACGTCGTTCCAGATCAGGATGCGCTGCCCTGCTGCCGTGTAGGCCGGGCTCTCGATGACTCTCCACATTTCTTCCTCCTTGGTGATAACAGGTTCTTCGGGGGTGGGGGTGTTCGGCGGTACGTTGAAGATGTGCAGGATGTCGAAGTGCCAGCCCTCGCCGAATCCATCTCCAGATGCCACGAGGTCGTAGTTCGGTGCGTTGGCCCTAATCCAGCGGCCACGGGCAGAGGTCTTGCTCGACACGCCTGCGTCGACGCCAGTGTCAGCGATATCGACTGCTGCCTTGCTGCCCTGAATCTCGTGATTGCTGGTGCTGGGGACGGCCACGGTGCCAGCCGGCGAGATGCGATACCACAGTTGACCGTTCCACCAGCGGGTGTCGTACACCTTGCGGCCACGAACGTTTGCTGCGGTGACGTACCGAGCCAGGAAGATGTCGATCTGCTCCTGAGGCAGGCGGATGCCAGAGTTGGCCACCAGCCCGACACCGAAGTTCTTCTTCAGATCGGCATCGAGACGCCCAAGCTGGTAGGACATCCACGGGGTGACCCGCGCCTTGCCCCACCATGTGAAGTCAGTTGAGCCGCCCATCAGTCGTCGCCTTCCACCCCAGTGCCGTCGGCCTCGTACACAGTGTGCTTGAGGTTGGCACCAGTGACGTACACCAGCTGACCCAGGGGGCTGAGCCCGAAAGCGTCTGCGGTGCCGTCGCCATCCACGTCGACATCACACGGGATGAGGGGGTTCGCCTGACCCTCTTCCTGCCAGGCTCGCAGGCAAGCCACGAGTGTGGCCTGGTCCACCAGCGGGACGTCAGCCTCGGTTACTGCACGAATCTCGGTCATGTTACTCTCCTTGGGTGGGCTGCCATACGGCCATGACAGCTTCTGCGAGCTGAGCGTCGGTGACGGCAGCGGGGTTGAGTCCGGGGGGAGGCGGCAGCTCGGACACGGCCACACGGTACACCTCAGCCGCGTAGGCGTGGACTGCGGTGACGGTCGTGTCGCCCTCGATGGGTGCCGACACCAGCCGACCCATGTTCATTTGCACGAACGTCTCAGCGTTCGGAATCTGGGCCTGCTCCGCGACTGCGGTGAGTCGGGCTGCCAGGTTTGCGTCGTTGCGGGCGGCGATGTGCTGTGCGGTAGTGTCTGCCATGATGTCCTCCTAGAGCTTGATGATGTAGTTGGCGACGAGCGAGGGCTGGATGTTGTTGTGAGCTGCTCCACTGCCTGTTGGCTCAGTCACGACGTCGTCCAGGGTGTTGCGGGTAGCGCCGAAGCCCACAGTGAAGCGGCTGTTGGGGAAGCCGGAGCCGCCTGCATAACCGATGGAGTTGACACTGTGCGTGTGAGAAGGCATCTCGGCCTGGGTGAGGGTGTGGGTCTTGGCACCGACCTTTTCACCGATGGTGTCGAACTCCACCTGTGCTGCATCCTGGCCCACCAGCACCCGACCGCGGGTATCCGGCAGGTTGAAGTGGGTACTGTCGGCTGCGCCGTAGCGGGTGCCGATCTTGGCGAACAGGCGCGGCTGAGCAGACCGGAGCAGGCTCTGACCCCAGGCCATCATCCAGCCGGTAGGTGCCGTGTCGCCGAAGTAGATTCGACCTTCACCTGCGTGGGCACCCCCGTTGCCGTTGCTGACACCGTGGATAACGCACTTGCGCAGACTGAGCTCGACACGTACACGGTCGGACACACCAAGCTCGAGTGGATCGATCAGGCTGTCCGGGATGAGAGCGAGCGGGCTGCTGTCCCCGTCCAGCTTGATCTCCAGCGGGTCGGTGTCGGTAACCGTGGCCCACTTGAATGACGTGATGTCCTTGATGTCTGTAACAGTCACAGCGAGATCACCTCCTGCAGTTCGCTGCTCATGAGCCCCAGAGGGCTGGTATCCAGGCTGATACGCACCACCACGTGTCGGGCGTCGACGCCTGCCTGTGTGTGCGAGAACCGAAGCACGTCACTGACCCGTACCGGGATGGGCAGGTGAGTGACCTTGACCTGGGCCTGCACGGCGGACATCTGGATCAGAGTGGTGCGAGCTCGCTGCTGGAGGAACGCGATGGTCTCTGCCTCGGTGCCCTCAGGGGTCTCCACCGAGTCGAGCACGTACGTGATCCAGCGACCTCGAGCGACGTAGCTGTACGGGCTGGCGGGGTCCTCATTGGTCCACTGGCCGACCAGAGCTGCGGTGTCTTCGCCGCCTGCTGCCTGCACCGCGATGACCTTGTTGGGAACCTCGAAGCTGTCGCGCTGGCGGTTCCAGGTGGGCTCATAGATGGACTGAGCACCGTCACGCAGTTCGCGGGCCACACCGAGTACCTCGTACAGGATGCTGCGGTCAGCAGGCAGGACGCGCGGGGTTACCATGAAGTTGCCGTACCCGTCCATCCAGAGCGCGTTGTACCCAGCGACGTCGAGCAGGTCGTTGATGATCTTGAGCTTGCTGGTGCCAGCCTCCCAGACCATGCCTGTCGATGTGGCCAGGGTGACCGACTCGTTGATGGCGATGTACTCACCACAGCTTGCCAGGATCGACTTCACGGTCTGCAGGATAAGTGCGCCTGCGGGCACCGCGTACGACTGGTCGACCAGGTCCTGAGCGGGGACGGTGCACTTGTCCAGCAGCTCTAGAGACCAGACCCGACCTGTCGCCTCCCAGTTCTCTGCGGCAGCAGTCACCAGGAATACACCGAGGGGATTCTCAGGCAGGCCCTGGATGATGCAGACAGGTCGCAGGCGTACCGACTCCAGCTTCAAATCAGCGATGCGGAGCAGGCCAGCAGCAGCGGCCTCGAGGTCGACTACTGAAGCACGGCCGCCTCCCTTAACCTGTACGTTCTGGGTCCACGTGATTTGCCCATCGGCCACACCATCGAGCGTGCCGACCAGCTGGTCAACCCCGTTGGTGTGCTCGAGCACTTCCCAGCGGTACGACGTGACGCGGTCTCCGTACAGCACATCCTCGGTGGTGATGTTCTTGACAGGGGTGATAGGAGCCGGAGGAGTGTAAGTACGAATGCGGTAGACAGACTGAGAAGCATCCGCTGTGCCAACCCATGTGAAGTCTTCAAGATCGCTAGGATCTGGGTCAGCGCCGGAAAACCAGGGACCGGTGTCGGTACCCCCAGCAAGGAGCACTCTGTCCATTTCTACCCAGTCCCCGGCAGCCTGGCCAGCTCCCGCAGAAACCAGGAAGCCATTCTGGACACTTGAGCCAGAAGCAGTAGCAGTGACAGTAGCATCGAACCACTGCCACTCTGTGGTGATAGTCACTTGAGGACCGAGACCGCCCTTGACCCTCAACCGTGCGAGTATATTCTTGTTGGCCCGCGCGCGTACCAAGATTCGGTACTGCTGGTCCGCTACAAAAGCTCCCTGATTGAGCCCAAGGTTGGCAGCCACGTTAGCATCAAAAGTGTACCGAACAGCGCTCCCTGTGTAAGAGACAGTCGCCTGCCCTGCGCTGGATGTGAAGTTGGTGGAAGATACAGCGCGCGGATTGGCGAAGAGGTTCCGTCGCTGCTCGACCCATGCGGAGTAAGGCATGTCAGTCCGTTTCCGTAAGGGTGAAGTTCAGGTCACCACGGTAGGTCTTCTTGTACGCCACCGAGCCGCGTACGCTGCCGAAGACCCTGCGGCCCGTGGCATCGCGGAAGCAAGCCTTGCCGGGCAGCAACAGGAGCGCTCGGATGTCTTCCATCTCGCTACCGAAGTTCTCGAAGATGAACGAGCTGACCTTGAGTGTGACCGAGGTCTCCACGCCGTACAGCCCGATGGGCTTCAGTCGACCAGCTGCCTGGATGGTGCTACTGGCAACAGACGGATCATCCTTGACCTGGAGGTTGCCGCCGAACACGACGACCGTCTCGAACCCGGTGCCCTTGGACAGGTATGCTCGACGGCACTCTTCCGTCACCAGAACGACCGTCACGCTGGACTGAGAGCCGTTGCCGCTCTTGGTGGTGATGGTGTACGTGTTGGTGCCGTGAGTAGTAGGCACGGTGTCCAGGAACGCTAGCTCATCAGCGGAGGGATAGTCGAGCACGACCGTCTCTGTCACGTTGTTGATAGTGCGAGTGATGGTGACCGAGACTGCTGCGGCCTGCCCTGCCCCAGGAGCTGCGATGAGGAGGTTGAGCTGAGCGAAGCCAGACTCGGGCAGGAAGCTGGCCGTGGCCACCGCAGGTACGGGAGCCAGGAAGGCCACACTGAACGTGTTGCTGGCCCAAGCCGACCAGAGTCCGTTGGAGTCCTGCACCCGTGCGCGGACGGTGTAGCTGCCAGCGTTCTGCACCGCAGTGTCGAGCGTGATGCCGACCTGGATGGTGCTATCCTTCTCCTCCAGCAGGGTCGCTCCCTGGAGGAGCTGAACCTGAGCCTTGACGAACGTGGCGCTCTCCGCCTGTGCGAACGTGACATTGACACGAACGGTGCTGTCGCTGATCGACGAGCCGTTGACAGGAGCAGTGATGCTGGTGGTGGGCACCGTCTTGTACGTGACGGTACGCAGGTCCGACCAGGGGCTTGCTCCAGTGCCGTCTGCACCGCCTGTGGTCGCCTGGCCCCAGGTACGTACCCGAGTGGTCAGTGCCACGTTAGCCGCGTACGTGCTGGCGGTGATGGCGCGACTCTGAGCGGTGGACGTGACCTTGCCAGTACTGGTCCAGCTGCTGCCCCCGTTGGTGGAGTAGCTGAATTCGTATGCGGTCTGAGGAGTGGTGTCCGCAGGGTTGTGGGTCCACGCGAAGGTGAGTGCCGACGCCTTGTCTGCTGCGGCAGGCATGGCCGGTACCGTAGGCTTGTTCGGGGCCACCAGCAGCTGGACAGCGCCAGAGGTCGCGTAGGCACTGGACAGCGATCCTGCCTGAGCCCGTACTCGGTAGATGTGAACCACAGATGCGTTCGGCGCAACGTGCGTGTAGCTCGTGACTCCAGACGCCAGTGTGGCCAGCGCTGCGATGTCCCAGGTGGTGACTCCGCCGGAGACGGTGCCGTGCCACACCTCATGTGTGTGCTCAGCGAAGTCGACGTTCTCGGTGAACCCGATGACGATGTCCAGGCCCGCGTTCTTGACTGCGGTGACGTTCGTGGGAGCGCCGGGAGTGGTGTAGATCGCGTTTGACTGGCCCCAGCCCGAGTATCCTGCGCTGTTGCCTGCCGATACCCGGTATTCGATCTTGTTGTTCGCGTACGCGCCGACCGTCACAGAGGTCGCGTTACCCATGTTGACGATGCGACCCCACGGGCCACCGTTGTACCGGATGTCTACAGCGATGTTCGTGGGGGTAGCACGGCCACCGCTGTTACCCCAAGACAGGGTGGTCTGAGTGTCAGAGATTCGGGTAGCCGTGACCCCAGACGGGGTAGACGGCACCAGCGTCAGGTCCGTGAGCGTGATAGGCTGAGTGACCTCGGTAGGTCCGCCTGCTCCACTGGTGCCCGTGGCCTCCATACGGCCAATGACGTTGATGCTGCGCTTGCCGTCTGCGTTGTGGTAGACGCGGTTGGTGCCCGATGCGATCAGGACGTTCTGGAGACCGCCAGCAGCCCAGCTGAAGCTGAACGAGCCGACCCACCAGTAGCCCTCTTCGAACCGCACACTGGCGTCAGTACCGCCCGAGTTGGTTGCCGGGCTGGACGTGCGCTCGATGAGCCAGAGGTTCCAGGCCACATCAGAGTAGTTCTCTGCGGAGTTGTAGCTGGCCTCGCCAACCTCGAGTCGTAGAGTTCCGGCTCCACCGGTATTTACATCAGCCAAGGCCAATCGCCCCCTGTCGTCCCTGGATGCGGATCGCATCTACGATTGCGGTAGCCAGGCTGTTAACCGACTCCTTGGAAAGTGCGACCGGAGCCTGCTCTTCGGGCCCGCGGTTGTTGGCCGTGAAGGCGTCACTGATAGCAGCACCGATGAGCATGGGGTCCAGGCTAGCCTGAACGTTGACAGGTCCCTGCTGCTGCGGGGTGGCTCGCAGAGGCACCAGCGTCTGAGTCATGGTAAAGCTGGCGTCAGTCTTGAGCTTGACTGCTTCCATCTCCATGCGCTTGTTGAGGTCCGTCAGCGGATCGATAGCTGCATCAGAGTTGACCGTGATACCCACGCCAATGCCCTCCGGAATCCACTTAGAGATGCCTGCCATGAGCTTGGAGGGAGAGTTGATACCGAAGAAGCTGAGGAAGTCGTTGACCGCGTTCTGACCAATGGAGAGAAGCTTTCGGCCGACGCTGCCAGCGGAGCTCTCCAGGCCGCGAACCAGCCCAGCGATGATGTCCTTACCAGCCTGGAACAGCTGATAGCCAGTCTGGCCAATGGCGTTCACCATAGACGGACCCAGAGCGACAAGCGCTGCCCCAAGCTGGGGGATGATCATGGGTACCGCGTTGACGAGAGCCTTGAACAGCTCGAAGCCTGCTCGCAGTAGCGCCGGACCCATCTGGATCAGCGTAGATACGATCATGGGCGTCATGGCTACGATGGCCGTGATGATCTCAGGCAGCGCCAGGATGATCGACTCGGTGAGCGCCAGGAACGCGTCGAGACCGGCCTGCAGGATGTCTGGTGTGGCCGCAGTGATCGCATTCAGGATGCTGGGCCAGGAGTTAGCCATAGCCTGAACGATGAGCGGCAGGGCCTGTGCCAGCGCCGTCACGAATCCGAGGAATAGCAGCACACCGTTGGAGATGAGTTCAGGTACCCGTGCGACGATCTGCGGGAAGACCTGAGCCCACATGGTGTTCAGGCCCTCGAGGAGCATCGGGATGGCTGCGATGAGCCCCGTGGTGAGAGCACCGAACAGGTCCTGTGCGGCCAGCAGGATGTCGGGCACGGCCAGCAGCAGAGCACCGATGATCTGCGGGATGATGAGTGTGACAGCCTCAATGAGTGTTGGCAGGGCAGCCGTAAGGCCGTCCAGCAGGGCTACGACAGCGTCTGCACCCATCGTGATAAGCAGAGGCAGAGCCTGAAGCAGACCCTCGATCAGCTTACCCACCACCTGGACACCGACCGTGATCAGCTGAGGCAGGATGCCGCCGATCATATGGATCATGTCCAGGACACCCTTCATCAGTGCCGGAATGAGCGTCGGCAGCGACTGAGTGATACCCTGGAGGAGTCCTCCGATGATGGCCACACCTGCTGTGAGAACGGCCGGGATGGCGGAGCTGAGAGCGTTGATGATCTGGGTGGCGATCTCGCCGAACTGCGGGCCCATCTCGGCAATGTTGGTGCCGATGGCCTGGATGACCGGTACGACGTTGGTGACGACCTGCTGGAAGCTGTCAACGACGTTCCCGGTGAGGGTAGCGATGTCGCTGTCAGCGGTGCCAAGGCCCGTGAGCAGGTTGGCCCATGCTCCCTTGAGGGTGGCGACCGAACCGGAGATGGTCTCAGCAGACTCAGCAGCCGTGGTGCCGGTGATGCCCATCTTGTCCTGCACGGCACCGATAGCTGCGATGATCTGGTCGTAGGAGATGCTGTTAATGTTCTCAGCCGTAGCCGTGAACTCCGAGCCCATGACTCCGGACTCGTTGACCAGGCGAGCCATCTCGCTGGCCGTACCGCCGTATCCGAGCTTGAGGTTGTCAAGCATCGTGTAGTTCTGCTTGGCGAAGCCCTGATAGGCGTTCTGGATGTCGCCGATGTTGGAGCCGAACTTGGAAGCGTTGTCCGACATGTCGGTGATGGCGCGGTTGGCCACTTCAGCGGCCTTGGCGGTGTCGCCGTTGAGGCCCTGGATGAGCGCTGCAGAGAACTGAGTCGCTTGAGACATGTACTCGTTAGCGCTGAGGCCTGCAGTCTTGTACGCTTCGGCAGCGTACTTCTGCATGGTACCTGCGCTGTCCTTGAACATCGTCTCAATACCACCGATGTTCTGCTCGTACTGGGCGTACTGATCCAGCACACCCGCTGCCAGCGCTCCACCGGCGACGGCTGCCGCAGTGGCGAACCCAACAAGTGCTGCACCAGCACCCTTGAGTCCGCCACTGACCATGCGGCCGATCTTGGAGTCAGCAGTGCTGGCGGCATCGCCGACGCCTGCAAGGCCCTTACTGACAGCCTTATCGCCATCAAGTGAGACCTTGATCTTAACGTCGTTATCAGCCATGCTGTCCTCCTTCCGGTGTTACTTCTCGGGCTGCGGTAGTACTTCACCTTCACGCTGGCTGAGCCAGAAGACCCCCTGTCGGGGATCAGGGCCTTCGCCCTTGTTGTGGAGGTCGATGTCGGACTTGTTTGCCTTGGCCCACATGTGCTGACCAGCGGAGATTGCTTGCTGCGCCGGGCAGTCCATGGAGAACGCGGTGTAGTCGTCCGGCGTCTCTTCCCTACCTAGTCTTGAGTTGTGAAGATGCTGGGCTAGCGGTCGCCCGCATCCGGGGCACTGGGCGTCCTTGAGGTATTTCCACTGAGACAAGACCTCGAGGTCGAGCTCTGTCCAGGTGTCAGGGGCTCCCCCGTCAAGGAGGCGAACCGGAGGAGTCCCCGACACCAGGGCCATGTCTAGCAGGAGTGCTAGTCGCGGCCCGATTTCGTAGGGCGGATCGAAACCTCGCCCCCCGAGTTCTGCCAGGCCATGAAGTTCTGAACGACCGAATTCAGAGACCCTCCCGGCAGAACAGTCATTGCGCCACCCTTGGGCGACACGGACAGCGGATTGGTGGTCAGCGGCTCCGGCTTGACCCAGCCCTCGGGCTCTTCTTCCGGTGCCGGGTCCTCGCCGAACAGTCCGATGAAGCATTTCGGGAGAACCTGGTCGTACTGGTCGAGCGCGTTCCCTGCGAACTTCTTCATGATGTCGGACCACGTGTCGAGGTCGAGCTTGCTGAACTGAGCCCAGATCGACTGGGACGGAGGACGAGTGTCGGCCACACGGGCGCGGAGGGTGTCCAGGTTGTTGGCCAGGAACGCTCCGCCCGTGAGGGTCTCCATCGCCTCTGCCTTGGCGAGTTCCGCCTTGGCTGCCTCGTGCTCGGGGGAGAACACGTTCCCCATGTCGATCTCGAGGGTGAGGGTTGCCGCACGGCGCTCCTCGACGACTGCCATCAGTTCTTCGTAGCTGCTGAATACCATTTCTACTGTCTCCTTGGTCGGTGTGGCCCGGTCAGGCCGCGAGTGCGACAGCCTGCGTCGAGCGACGCAGAACCGTGATGTGAGCGGTGATGCCGACGAACGAGTTGTTCGCCTCCAGCGGGTCGATGGAAGTGATGATGACTTCCCAGACCCAGATGAACTGGCCGATGGCCGGTGCCGTTGCGACAGCCATGCCGTCACGACGCCAGATGTATACCTTCTGGCCCACCTTGAGCGCGGTGATGAGCGTGGCGTCCGCCTGGCCCGTGCCCTTGATGACCAGGTCGTCCATCGCGTGAGTGACCGAGCCGGGGAGCTGCTCGCTGGCCGGGTCGCACAGCCAGTCGACGGTCTCGCTGTCGGCGGTGCTGGTGCCGTTCATCGTCTGAATGGCGCACTCGAGGCTGTAGCCAGTGGCGTTCAGCTCGGTGACCTTCGGGACGTTGATGTCGGCCACTGCCGGGGCAAGCCCGACGGAGATGTTGCCACGGCTGATCTGCGTGGCGGGCTTCCATGCGGTGATGGGCATTTTCTTGTCCTTTCCTTACTGCTGGCCCTCGACGTTGCCGTCGGGGGTGTCGGGGTTGCCCTCGGTGTTGAGGTCTTCTTCGGCTTCCTCTTCGAGGTCACCGGTCGGCTCGTCATCTCCAGCCTCGAGAGGCTTGAAGCTGGGCCGGGGCTGCTTGATGCCGTACGAGAGGACGCTCTCGCCGGCTCGGAGGTCGCGCACCTTGCGCTCGCTCTTGGGGTCGAAGTTGCGGTCGTGAGAGGCGTACCGGAGACCGGACTCCTTGTTCTCGACGACGATGCCGTGGTCGGACGGCTTGATCTGGGTCATCAGATACCTCCTTGGTTGAGCTGTGCAGTCACCTGGGACTCGTAGTGTCCCTCGACGGGGGCACCGTTGTACCCCATTGAAGTGGAGAGGGTGGTTCCTCCCACGCGGGCACCCTGCAGGTCACGCATGACCTCCACGGCGAGATTGTAGCTGGCCTCGACGCTGCCAGCAGCACAGTAGATCGTGAACTGAGTGTCCCAATCGATAGCACTGCCGTCCAGAGCCGTTGCCAGGGTGTCGATCACCAGAGGACGAGTGACCACGTAGGGCACTGCTGCACCCGTAGGCGCGTACCCGATGTGGGACGGCGCTGCCGTGATGAGAGCATCGATAGCGTTGAGGTTGCTCACAGTCCCAGCTCCTCAGCGGTCATCTTCATAACCTTGTTGGCCTGAGGGGTGAGCTTCTTTGCAGCCGAGATGTGGAACGGTCGAGCAGCCATCCTGCTGGTGCCCAGGGCCACATAGGGAGCGTACTTCACCGTGGGGCCGATCAGGTACGCTGTGGGGCTGACCTTCTGGCTGTCGGTGCTGTTGAGCATTGTGCCCGTGTCGACCGCGTGTACAGCCTGAATCTCGCTCTTCATAAGACCGACGCCGACCTGCACGATGGTGCGGAGCTTCTTGTCGGTCAGCGGAGTGACCTGCGTTGCGGCCTTGGCGAACTTGGAGGCGAGCTGGCCCATCGTGATGCTCATGCGAGGGCCTCCTTGCCTTCCTGGTTGACGACCTCGTGCTCGCTGGCGATAGCCTTGCGGAGCATGGCAGCCCCGTTGAGACTGACCTTGTCCACCAGCAGGGTCTTACCCACCAGGGCAGGCTCCATCAGGCAAGCCACGACGCGGACAGCCTGGCCAGACACCAGCTCTGTCGCCTGAGGAACCTTGATGCTGTAGATGGTGTCGGTAGCCGACTCGACAGCGTTGTTCAGGCCCGTGTGCTGCACCAGACCAGCGACAGGCTCTCCCACGGGGGTGAGCTCTCGGGTGACCTGGATACCGACGGTGACCGGCTGGCCCACGTTGAAAATCTGGACGCTGTCCAGGAGGATGGCCTGCTGGATGACGCGAGCAGCCTCATGCAAGGTCTGTGTCGACATCGACATTGTCATCACCCCGCCCGCTCATGTCGGTGGGGTGCACGTGAGGACCCTCGGGGATGTCGATCGGCACCAGCAGAGGACCACTGGAGGTCGCTCCTGCGATGACCGACATGCTGCGGTAGTACGCCACCAGACCGCTCCAGTTGGGCGCGTCGACGGCGACGCTGGTGCCCTCGCTGCTGGTCTGACGAATGACAGGCTGGGCCTGCAGGAAACCGATGAGGCTGATAGCAGCCCAGTAGATGTCGAACGTAGGGATGTAGTTCGGCTGGTTGGGCCACACCCCATTGACGTCGGGCACCAGGGAGCGGCTGAGCGCCGTCGTCTTCATGGTGTCGGTCAGCAGTGCGTAGCCAGGCAGCGGGCTGAGCAAAGCGTTGAGGTCAGTGAGCTGAGCGCTTCCGCCCATGCCGTCGTCGATGACGAAGCCCTCAGGGGTTACGATGAGTGCCATGATGTCATCTCCTTAGTTGATACCCAGCTCGCGAAGCTGGCCGTTGTTCAGATAGTGGACGTCGAGAGCGGTGCCGTCGTACGAGTACGGGGCGAACGCCAGCTCAACAGGCTGTTCAGGGTCGATGGGCTCTCCGCCGGGATCGGTGGGGGCCTGTGCGCCGGTTTCGGCAATGGTGAGGGTCGGGTCGTAAGCCCACACCCTCACGTAGTCCACGTCCATGTGGAATGGAACACGAGTAGGCAGAAACGCTACCTTGTCTCGATCAGCAGCGAGGTTCAGCTGGGGGTACATCGGGAGATTGTAGATCCGCATCTGAGATGAAGTACGGTCATAGACCTTAGTTCCATCGATGTAGACGCGAATACGGGTAGGCTCCCACCGCAGAGTGTACGTGTGGAAATGAACTCCAACATCCTGCGGAAAAGTGTGACCCTCAGACTGTGCAGGAGTAGAATCCCGAGGGTGAACCGTAGTCAGGACGTTGTTGCCAAATGACTCGGCACCCCAGTGCTCGAGAATGTCAATCTCGTAATCCCAGGAGTTGGATGCCGGAAACAGCCAAAAAGCGGCCCATGAACCGATGATGTCAGGAGTACGAACCTTAGCCTCGAACACCCCATACGCCTGTGAGAACAGGTCACCCGAGCTAACCATCCCGCTGGTGTAATCCAGCTCAGGAACAGCCGCGTTGTCCGCGCGCATTGTGAATCGCATGGTGGTGTCTGTCGGGAAGCTAATACCTGACTCGTCATAACCCTGAGGCTCGTTGGAGTTTGTCTTGTGTCCGCCAGGGGTAGTCGTGTTCCAGAAAGGAACGTCCGGATACCACGGATACCACTTAGTGTCATCCAGAGCACCCGTGCGGAACTCATCAGAGAACACCGGGTCGGTGTACCCTGCCAGGCCGACAGGCTGAGTACCTGCTGGTGTGGCCGTGTCAGTAAGTGCAGTACGAGGCATCAGGAAACCACAGCAATCACGTCTACGCCGTAGATGGGACCGTCGGGGTACACTTCACCGTCGTTGACCGAGAGGCTGTGCACCGAGCGAATGATACCCATGTTCTCCGGGAGGTAAAGATCGCCAGACGGACCCGGGAAGGAAGCGTCCCCTGCGAGGCCGCTGGCGCTCATCACGTAGTAAGCGCCAATGTTGAGAGCGATGGTGAGGAGTGCCCCCGGTTCTCCCGAAGCGATCTTCGGAAGGTGAAGCGGGGTATCAAACAGCAGGTTAGACCAGGTCCCTGCCTGGCGGAGACCAGAACCGGTCTTAGTGCGCAGAGGCGCGTTCGCGAACGTGGGGACACCCTTGATAGTCGAACCATTCCAGGTGTTCACGTAGGCGTAAGCCGTAACCGGAGTCTCGAGGAAAGCCGTGGAAGCGCCAATAGGATTCCACAGGCGAGCTCCGAGAATCTCGTACCCTCCAACTCGAGAAGTGTAGAACCGATTACCAGCTCGCATTCCTGCAGGAGCGTCACTGTAGGGGGCTGCGACGACTCCCACTGGAGGGTTAGCGCCGAATACGGTGGCCACACCACCAGGGAGAGTCGGCTGAGTCCATCCGCTGCCAGCGTCGGCCGGGTCCACGGTGCCTGCCAGAGACTGAGTGTCAGAACCCGTTGCGTTGGCGACCTGAAGCAGCGACGTGAAGCCCGTTGCGACGGTGGGAGTGCCCTCGAGCTTGACAACCCCTGCCGTGAGGGTGAACGCGAGGCCAGTCGGCAGTGAGCCGCCTGCCAGGCTGACCGCAGTTGCGGTGTCCCCCGTGTAGTTGATGATCTGGCTGTACGGCACACCGACCTGCATCGCGTTCAGTGTCGTAGTGGTGATAACCGGAGCTGTACCGCCCGGCACCGCTGCCGCAACCGTACCGGAGAGCTCCTGGGTGTCGGCGCCTGCGCTGTTTGCGGCCTGCACGATAGCAGCCCATACCCCGGGAGCTGTTGGCGAGCCAGAGACGAGCCCAGCAGCGCTCAGCGAGAGACCGTTGGGGAGCTGGCCTGCCACGGTGCTGTACACGGCAGGGCTGCCAGTGTGCGCGAGCTGAACGCTGACCTGCTGGCCCTGAGTGAGGGTGCCCAGAGTCGTGGTCTGGATCACAGGAGCTGTGACTGCAGGCGGGGTGCCGATGGTGAACGGTTCGTGGAACCAGAGGTCGACGTTGGCCATGAGGAGCGGACGCTGCGACTCATAGACGGGACTGCGCTGGTCGACCCAGAACACTACAGGAGCATCCGGTCGGGCTTCGATGCCCGTGACGACCACGACGGTGGAGTCCGAACCGAAGTCGGCACGGTGGGCCTCTACGACAGCTTCAGGCAGTCGCTTGGTCACCATATCGACCAGGGGAACCCCCTTGCCTGCGGGGATCGGCAGCTCGGCCATCAGGGGGTCCTTTCTTGAAACTTGATCTGAGTGAGGGGGCAGGAAGCGAACTTGCCTGCCCCCTCAGTGCTCTCGTGTTACGCCTTGAGGCTGTCGACGAGGTTGTTGTAGTCGGCCTTCTGCTCGTTGACGAGCGTGACCATCGCGTTGTACTTGGTCTTCAGGTCGTTGGCGAGAGTGACGACGACATCGTACTCCGCCTTGGTGGGATTGGCACCTGCTGCGGCCACACCATTGGCCGAAGCCGATGCGGTGGCGTTCGCCGTGGTGACCTTGGTTGCCGCCTGAGCGAGCGAACGGATCCGCTGCTTGTTGCGGCCTGCGAGGCGAGCCATGTCAGGACTCCTTCACTTCCGGCTTGGTATTGATCGACTTCTCGACCCGTGCCGCTTCCTTGTTGAACTCGTCCAGGCCCTCGACCTTGACACCCTTGGGGAGTGCCTTCTTCTTGGCAGCCTGGGCAGCCTTGGCTTCGGCAGCCATCGTGACAGCTGCTTCCTCCTTGGCTTCACGCCGGACCCGGATGTACCGGGCCGACTCGGACTCGTAGGGCTCGGGGGTCTCAACGACCTCCGTGACCTCTTCGTTCTCAGCCATATCCTTAGCTCCTCAGGGTGCTCAGGAACCGACCGGCACGTTGTCGCCGGGGGTCGGGTCGGTGGGCGCGATGATGCCGAACGGGTAGTCCGTGGGGGCACCGCCGATGCGGGCGGTGGAGTAGGCCGTCGCGAAGGCCACACGGAACTTGAAGCGGAGCGCGACCATGTCCTTCTCGGCCAGGTTGATGCCGCCGACGGTGGCTTCCGTCAGGAGCTTGACCTGGACATCCTCGCGGATGCCGATGACGACCTTGGAGGCGTCTCCGACGAGCGCCGTGGCGACCGTGTTGTTCCAGCCGCCGTTGTTGACGTAGCGGAGGGACTGGCCGTAGATCTCCGGGGTGGAGCCGTCGCGACGGATGCCATCCAGGTAGATGGGCTGGCCGTCAGCGTCACGCAGGCCACGGAGCCGGCGACGCAGGAAGCGACCGGTGAACGCGGAGTTGACGTCGAAGCCGTCGTCCTCCACGAGTCCGAACGCCTCGTTGAAGTCGTCCGCGAGGTCGATCGAGGCCGTGCCGTCGGGCAGCTTGCCCTCGACGATGTAGTTCTTGGCCGCGATGGCACCAGGCACCAGCGCCGGGTCGACCCAGGTGGTCGGCTTGTTGGTGCCGAAGAACACTGCCGCATCCAGGATGCGACCGAACTCCTGCGCCACCAGCGGGCGAACTTCGCCCCAGATGTCGAAGTTGGAGTCGGCGAGCGTGTTCTCGTGGACCGGGATGATGACCGCCATCTCTTCGGCGATCAGCTCCTTGTCGGCCCAGGTCACCTTGCTGGTGGGCTTGACACCCGTCGAGTCGGAGGCCTGGTTGTCCGTGACCCAGCCTGCGGTCGGGATAGCCGCGAGGACGGGCATGCGGGCCGTACCGGCACTCATCCGGATGGTCCGGAACGCGGCCAGAGCAGCGGACTCAGCCGTATCCGGCTTGATGATCTCGCTGAGGTCCTGCTTGGCCAGGAGGGCCAGTGCATCGGCCCGGGTGATGTCAGCCATTGGACTGACTCCTTTCTGGCCCGAGGGCCGTTGTGGAAGGTCTGGGTTACTGCTTGCCTGCCGCGATGCGGATCAGGTCGCTGGGGTTGAGCTTGCCGCTGCCGCCAGGGTTCGCCGTGCTGGCGAGGGCGGAGCTGGTAGCGCTGGGGTTCGCCTGGTTGAACTCTCGCACCAGCGTCTTGATGTCCTTGTCCGTCTCGAACAGGTCGCGGGTGAAGGTCCGGGAATCGAGCGCCTTGCCGAGCCCTACCGCCTGTGCGAAAGCCTCGAGCCGGTCGTACCGGGTCTGGAGGGTCTCGATGGCCTCGGTGGTGGGCCGCTTACCGAGTTCTTCCTCGAGCTGGGTGGTCTTCGCAGCCTGGGCCTGAGCTTCGCGGAGTGCAGTTGCCTGCTCGCTGAGCTTGGTCTTGTTGGCGGCGAGGGTCTTCACCAGAGGGTGAGTCTCGGGCAGCTTGGTGCTGTCATCGATGGTGATCTGCTGCTGGTCTCCGTTACCCGACGTTTCGCCGGTGGTTCCAGTCTGCTGATCCTGCTGCTCCTGATCCGACGTTTCGTCGGTGGAGCCGTTTTCCTGCGATTCGGGAGCCATTTCGGCTCTCCTTCCTGTAGTATGCCTGACTTGTGCCTGTTGCGCAAGCCTTTAGTTCCCCTGGCGTGTCGCCTAGCCGGGCTAGGGTGTGGCCTGAGGTCTTCCTCCTTGGAAGTCTGTGGGGTCCAGCGGGGGCTTAGCAGCCTCGGTGGACAGGGTAGGTAGGATGCTGCCATCCTCCAGAACCTCGAACGAGCCGACTCGGTCGAACTGCTGGTCTAGCGCTTGCCGGGGATGACGGTTGCTTTGACTAGCCATTTCTTCCTCTTCTCATCGTAGATCACGGACTGGACAGCCATCTGGGTGCCACGGTCTAGCAGCAGCTCCCGTTCGGACTTGAGATAGGACTCGCCAGCCATGTAGATGGCCTTGCTGCCCTTGGGGACGACAATCTCCATCTCGATGGCGTCCTTGACGTCGTAGACGTTGCTGGAGACCTTCTCTGCCAGGCTGGTGGACATGTAGCCCTTGTCCCGGTAGATACCGCCAGTCAGGTTCTTCAGGTTGTCGATACCACCGAACGCGTCGGCCTGCACGGCACGCACCACTCGGACATCTTCAGGGATGATGCTGGAGTCCATCATCTTGTCCATGTCCTTGGTGAAGCTCTTGGTGTACGCCTTGGTCCTGGCGTCAATGGGCCGACCCCGCAGGGTCTTCTGACCACGGAGGACTGCGTTGGCGCTGTAGGCGGTACCCTGGGCGTACTGTTCAAGCCGGTCAGCAGCCTTGGCCGTCAGCGTAGACGGCACCGGCATGCCCTTACCGAAGTCCTCCATGTCCTTCACAGACTTGATGACCCTGGGGTTAGTCGGCGGTACGATGTCCGGCTGGGTCTGGCCCAGATCGACGTTGAGCTCCTCAGCAGCCTGCGGGGCTGTAGGCCGGGCCGTCTTGCGGGGATTAGCCCAAGCCGGGTCGTGGTAGATCTGACCATCCTGGCTGATGCTGCCTCGGTAGTTGACCATGCTGCGCAACATGGGGATGGGCGTGCACCGACCGTTGGGGTGATCACGGAGGTTGGGGCTGTCCATCACCAGGCCGTCACGCTCACGACACCACTGGCACGTACGGGGTGACTCCTCGCTTCCCCACACCATGACCAGCGCAGGGAGGTCGGCCACACTGTCGAATGCGTTCTTCCAGTAGGCGTTCGTAGTCTCGGTGCGGGCTAGCCGCTCAAGCCGGCGATAGGACTTGTCCATCCCGTTGCGGAACATGACCCGTGCAGTCTCACGTGAGTTGTTACCCAGGGCGATGCCTGCCCGGATAGCGGCCATCTGCATGTCCTCGTAGACCTTGCCAGCGTACGGGCTCAGCTCCAGCAGCTTGGGGGCAGGGAAGTCAGCCAGGGCTCCCATAGCAGCGACCCGGCCTCCCTCACGCTCGATGATGGCCTGGCTCTGGCGCTGGAAGGTGGCGATCTTAGCAGGGATGTTCTTGCTATCCACGGTCAGGCCAGACATGAAGCGCAAGTAGAGCTTGTGCAGCTCACGCTCCAGCTGGCCAGTCGGGATAGTAGGCATGGCTCACTCGTTGTCGTCGTTGATCAGGTCGTCGAGGAGGGGCTTGGTCATCTCCAGCATCCCCATCGCTGTCACGTACTGCAGGGTACCCTCTATACGGGCCTGGACCTGGATGTCATTGTCGTCAGTCATCACCAGATCGATGACGATGGTGCCAAGGGAGTACGCCACGATCAGTACTTCTTCCTATAGCAGAGATGGATGAGGCCAGCCCAGAACGCGAGCAGCAGGAGGACAGCCAGGACAGTCATGACGTCAGCTCCGAGCAATCTGGCCGGGGTTCTGGCTGTAGGACTGGACCTGGCCAGGTGTGGCCGGGGTACCGCGCTGGCCCAGAGCCGTCATGTCCAGCTGGCCGTCAGCAGGCAGCCCACCAGGCTCCTCGTAGTCATCCAGGTCAACACCTGGGGTGACAACCTCGGCGATGTACTCCAGCGGGTAGCCCATCGTCGACAGGTTGATACCGTGCTGGTCGATGGCCTCCTGCAGCAGGTCGTCGTCCTGGCTCCAGAGGTCGTACTCCATCTGTACACCAGCCTCCTGCTCGAGGCCCTCCAGCTGATTGTCAGCGGCCTTGGGCTTGGCCGTCTTGACTTCCTTGGTCTTCTCCACGCCCAGCAGGTCAGCCAGGCGGATGAGCTCTTCCTCGATGTCGTCCCGCATGCGGCTGACCTTGTTGTTGAACCGCTTGCTGAGCACCATCAAGGCCACACCTGTGGGAGGAGTGCCGGACCCCGGCTTGAGGTAGTGGATGGGGATGCCGAACGAGAGCGGCACCTTGTCGATGATGCTGTCGTGATAGCCGATCATGTCGCCGATGGTCGGCGGGTCAAGCTGGCCGAACGGTCCTGCAGCACTGGTGGTGAAGATGCGGCCTCCACTACCCCGTGCAGTGCGGGTCTCCTTCATGGTGGGCGTACCCTGTACCGACACCGTCTTGGGCAGGTAGGGGTTCTCCGGCGGGATGTCAGCGTTGAGCAGATACCAGAACGGGCGAGCGTACATCTCCTCAACCACGGTCTGGTCAATGATGCTGTGGTTCAGGCGGTCCTGCAGCGCTGCCAGGCTGGGGCCGAAGCCCTTGTCATCCAGCGCGAAGCGGAACAGCGTGTTCCCGGTCGTCTCCTCCACCCACCGGAAGCCATCCAGGTTGGTGTGGTCAGCCGGCGACATGTCCTCGGGGATCGGCTTGCTGAACAGGCGAGTGCGGCCGTCGCTGTAGGCGAAGATGATGTTGTCCATCTCGTTGGCCAGGCTGCGGGTGAACAGCGCCGTGATGGTGGTGACCCCGTCGCTGATCATCTCGAAGTGCTCGGGGAAGTGGGCCTCGCCGCGGTTGTCCACCAGCACGGGCACTTCACCCCGGCACAGCAGCGGCCGGATGCAGTTGCTGAAGCCCTTGAGCTCCTTGGGCAGGGGGACCAGGTTCTCGGCGTAGAGGTCGATGACCGTCTTGAACACGTTCTCGCTGGTGGTCTGGTCCTTGAGGTCCGGGAACGCCTTGCTGACGTACTCATCCCACTTATCCCCGTGCAGCGTGTAGCTCATCTTGCCGTTGTAGTGAGCGTTGTACGTCTTGCTGCCCCGTGTCGCCAGATGAACCTCCATCTTGGTCATCAGGGTGCTCAGGTCGTTGACGGTGGGCACGGTTTCAACCGTACCGGCCATAGCTGCCATGCTCATATCAGTTAGCCTGCTTCCGTGTCTTGAGTGCGAGGTAGTCCCCGCTGATTTCGACGGGCATGTAGTTGCCCTCACTCCACGCCTGCAGGAAGCGGACGCTCAGATTCTTGTCTACCGCTACCCGGCCTCGGCTGAGTGCGTACATCTCTGTAGTAGGCATCTCAGTTCCCCATAATCATGTAGTCGACCTTGGCCTGGTTGATGGCCTGGGTCAGTGCGTCCACGTCATCATCGTGCTTACCGAACGGGAAGTCCCTGATCTCCTGCAGCATGCCCTCGCTGAGCACCGTGTCAAGGATAGCGTAGTTGCCCTCATCCACGGTGGGCTGGGCTGCCAGGGCACGGACTTCCTTGCCTCCCTGGGGCTCGACAGGCTTGATCAGTGCGGCCCGCTTACGCAGTGTGTTGAGCAGGGCAGCACCGTTCGCCTTCTTCTCTACGTAGATACGACTGGTCTGGGGCCAGCGGGCAGACATGCGCTGCACTGCGTTGACTGTCTCGGTGAACGTGTAGCGCTCGTGCACCCGGTCCACCAGGATGAACTTCCGCCCCAGGATAGCGTAGACATGCCCGGCCACATAGTCGCCAGTCGACGGACGCTTGCGGCTCGTGTCGATCTGTCCAAACGTGAGGTCCCAGGACTGGATGATGATGGCCCGCTCCAGAGTAAGCATGGAGCCGGTGTTCTCGTCCTGGTAGACCACGTTCTGCCAAGGCAGGATGTCCATCTTCTCAACGTTGAGGTAGCTCCCGCCAGTGACCTGGGGGTCACCCTGGTAGAGTGCCTGCCAGACGTAGGTACCCACAGCTCGCTTGATGACGAGCCAGGACTTCTCGGTCCGGTTCTGCACTGACGGGAGCCATTCCCCAACCAGCCGCCCGAGAATATCAGTCTCGCTTGTGG